GACTACGTTCTATAGAAATCCCTTTGACACTTTCCATAAGTTGTACTATAATGACGGAGTTGCTTTGCCTGATGAAGATGAACTCAAAGGAACCTTTGTCAAACTCATTGTAGAAGACAAGGGTGACTATTCTAAGTTTGATTATACTGTTAAAAAACTCCAAGATCTAGGTATTGCTGACCTAAAGATCATTGAAGATCTTAGTGTTGATCTGGAGAGTGGTAGTTCGGTCTTGGAAACCGAAGACACTATGACTCTGTTAGATAACTACATAGATGAGATAGATCTCAAGGTAAGTAAACCAAATGTTAAGAAGGTTATGCGATCTCTGTACATGGAAGCTTCGGAGTTATGATGTATATTCTGATTGATAAATCTGGTGGTAGTGTTTATGCTGTTAAGAATGCTAACGATAAGAAAAGCGTTAATGTTTTTGAACAGAGAGATGATGCTGTTCGGTATATGAATCTATTAGAAGCAGATGAGTATAAACGAGAGTTAGAATTGATGGAAATCGACGTAGATGCAATAGCAATAAACTGTGAAAAGTTTGGTTACGAGTACACTCTTGTACATAAAGACGATCTGATTATTCCTCCTGTATGATTATATTTGAAACTCTTCGGTGGAAAAATTTTCTTTCCACTGGTGATCAGTGGACAGAAGTTCAATTAGATGATAGTCCCTCAACATTAATTGTGGGAGCAAATGGTGCAGGGAAGTCTACTATGTTAGATGCTCTGTGTTTTGGCTTATTTAATAAACCATTTCGTAAGATTACGAAGCCACAGTTGGTTAACACTATTAATGAAAAGGGTACTAAAGTAGAAGTTTGTTTTTCTATTGGTAAGGATGAGTATCGTGTCTTTAGAGGTATCAAACCAAACACCTTTGAACTATATAAAAATAATAAATTAATTGATCAAGATGCAGCAACCCGTGACACCCAAAAATATTTGGAGCAAACAGTTCTTAAACTTAATTACAAGTCTTTCACCCAAGTCGTTATACTTGGATCATCAACTTTCGTACCCTTCATGCAGCTCAGGGCAGATATCAGGAGAGAAGTTATCGAAGATTTATTGGACATCAATATCTTCTCAAGTATGAATATGATCCTTAAGGATCGAATGCGTACAGCAGTAGAAAAAGTTGATAACTGTGAACATTTGTTAAAGCTTGCGAAAGAGAAAGTCTCGTCACAACAGAAGCTACTTGGCTCACTAAAAGAGATGAATATCATTCGTCAGAAAGAAAGAGAGGATAGGGTTAATACAAATTTAAAAAAGATATCGGATAAGGCAAAGGAAAGAGATGCAAAGAAATCTTTGTTAGAGTCTCGTCAGGATGAAATCATTAGTTTGGATGAATATAAGAATTGTTTAAATGGATTACGTCAGGAACAAGCAGAGAATGCTGCTGAGATAAAGCGTCTGACGAAAGAAGTAAAGTTTTTTGAGTCACATGATGAGTGTCCTACTTGTACTCAAACTATTGGAGATGGATTTAAAGAGAGTAGGATGTCTGCTCTAACTAAAGATGGTGTTAAATTAACAAAGGAAGGAAAGAAACATAAAGAAAGTATTAATGATATACTGGAAGTTATTAATAAACTCGAAAAGATTTCTTCAGAATTGTATGAACTTCGTAGTGAACATTCTTCATTGGAACGTGATATCGTTCGTTTAGAAAAAGAAAATTTAGAAACTAATAAAGAACTACTTGAGTTACAACAATCTACACCAAATATTGATGTAGAAGAGAAACTTTTATCTGAGTTAACTACAGAATACAATCAGACCCAACAAGATTGCGCTGATGTAGGTAGAACTGTTGATGAATATAAAGTTATAGCAAATCTTCTAAGAGATTCTGGTATTAAATCTCAAATAATTAAGAAGTATATCCCTGTTTTTAATAACTTAATCAATAAGTACTTACATAATATGGATTTCTTTGTCAATTTTACACTTGATGAAGAGTTTAATGAAGTTATTAAGAGTAGATTTAGAGATGATTTTAGTTACACTTCTTTCTCTGAAGGTGAAAAGCAGAAGATTGATTTAGCACTTCTCTTCACATGGAGAGAGGTTGCACGTATGAAGAATTCAGCAGCAACTAATCTTCTTATACTTGATGAGGTATTTGATAGTTCTCTTGATGCTTCTGCTACCAATGAACTCTTACATATTCTTCGAGACCTTGGTAAAGGTACTAATCTATATGTAATTTCACATAAGGGTGATCTACTTCATAGCAAATTTATGAGGACACTCAAGTTTGAGAAGATCAATGATTTCAGCAAGATGTCAGACGATTCATAAACTGTCCACTCTTTGCATACAGACCCCTGAAACCTGTTATAATAAGTTCATACAGAAAAAAATCTATGAGTTTCAACACAGAAGTAAAGGGGACTCTCGCTAAATTACTTGCCACCGAGAACCTTACTGTAGAGCATCGTAAGGTCAGTACAGCATCATTCGATGTGAACAATAGGGTATTGGTCCTACCTATATGGAAGAATGCATCTGGCACCGTATACGACCTCCTAGTAGGTCATGAAGTAGGGCATGCCTTATATACCCCCAACATCCCTGTTAACGCTAACAAGGGGTTTGTGAACGTCCTAGAGGATGTTAGAATTGAGAAGAAGATGAAGGTTACTTATCCTGGTCTTCGTAAGTCTTTCTATGAGGGATATAGAGAACTGAATCATAGAGATTTCTTTGGTGTTGCTGAGGAAGGTGCTAATAACCTTGCTTTTATTGATCGTATTAATCTCCATTATAAGGGTACTCCAGATATTGAGTTTACTATTGAAGAACAAATCTGGGTTGATCGTGCTGGAAAGACTGAGACTTTTGAGGAAGTATTAGAACTTGCGAATGAGTTATATGATTATGCTAAAGAATTAGAAGATAAGAAAGAAGATTTAAAACCTCAACAGCAAGATCTTGATCTTGATTTTGACTTACCTCAAGATACTGATGAGCAGGATCAAGCAACTCCTGATGGAGAAGGTGATGAACTAACTGAAGAACAGGATAATAGATCAGAACCAAAACCATCACAACAACCTCAACACGAACCTGCTGATTTAGATACACCTAGTTATAAGCAAGGTGGTGATAATGTAGATGAAACTCATTCCGCTACTGATGAATCTCTTCAGCAAGCATTAGAGACTCTAGTTGATGATGATGCGAAGGAATGGATTTACCTTGATCTTCCTAAACTTGATCTCAGTAAGATAATTATCCCTCATACTGAGGTTCAGGAAGATCTTCATTACCATTTTAATGGACATCCAGTTAGAGATGAAATTGATATGGAATATATCTTTGGTAATATTACATATGCCAAGGATCATTATAGAAATTATAAGAAGGAAGCACAGAAGTCTGTTAACTATCTTGTAAAACAATTTGAGATGAAGAAGTCTGCTGATGAATATCAGAGGACTGCCACTTCTAAGAGTGGAGTTATTGATACCAATGCACTCTTCAAGTATAGATTAACTGATGATATCTTTAAGAGGATTGCTACAGTTCAGGAAGGTAAGAATCATGGTCTTGTAATGTATCTTGACTGGTCAGGTTCTATGCAACATGAGTTGCTTGACACTATTAAGCAAGCATACAATTTAGTTTGGTTCTGTCGTAAAGCAGGTATTCCATTTAGAGTATATGGATTCCAAAGTGCTCACTATCAAGAGAACACAATACATCCTGGATGTGAGGAGAAAAAAGGTACTCTTACAATGACACCTGACTTCCGTCTTATTGAGTTCTTCTCTTCTCGTCAGAATAAAAGATCTTTAGATCTTTCTATGGAGTTAATCTATCTTCAAGCGTTTGCTATGAACAATGGTAGGATTAGATACATGATGAAATACACTCTTGGTGGTACTCCTTTAGTTGAGGCAGTAATGTGTACTCCTAAGATTGTTGATACTCTTAAGAAGGTAGAGAACGTTACTAAGGTTAATGTTATATGCCTTACTGATGGGGAAGCAAATCCTATGATGTATCTTAAAGAACGTAATTGGGATGACGATAATGGTTTATTTCCAGCACAAATGTATAATAGTAGATACGCTAAGTTTATTTTACGTGATCCTAAGAGTGGGGTCTCTTGTGAGATTAACAATTCTGCCTATGAAACTACAAAAGAGATTGTAAGATTTTATAGAAAGATTACTGATTACAATTGGGTTGGTATTCGTATCTGTTCTAAGAAAGATTTGCAAAGAATTTGTCGTGCTTTTGATTATGAGACTGCTAGTGTTATAGATAAGCAGTGGAAAAAAGAAAAGTTTGCATCTATTAAAGACTTAGTTGGATTCACTCAGGCATTCTATATGCCAGACAAGAACCTTGGTGTTGGTACACAACAACTTGAGGTTAATCAAAAGGGTGAAGAGGCAACTAGAGCAGAACTTAATCGTGCATTTAAAAAGCACATGGGTTCTAAGATGACAAATAAGACTATTCTAAATGCATTTATTGAACAGATAGCATGACCTTAGTTGATGATATTGCTAAAGTAATACGTACTTCTGCAAGAACTCTACCTAAAGTGGAGATCTTGCAGAATGATTTTGAAGAGATAAAACATAATGAGGTTTATATCTCAAATGAAATGTGGCATTGTCCAGGTTTACGTAAGATACATTTAGAAGTTGCAAAGACAAAACATTTAGATGTATTGCATTGTGTATTCTTTCCTGATCCTAAATATAATCTTCCTATATTTGGAGCAGATATTATTGCTACACCGTCTGTAGTTACAGCAGCAATTGTTGATGTTTCTCCTATTAGTGGAGCAGATTATATTTACGATAAGATAAAAATTATTAGTGATAACTTTACATTTAAGGAACCTCGTCCGTTACCCGAATGGGCAGATATATTCTCACCTTACATGAAGTTTCAACGTATAAGAGAACAGATAGAACAAGTACATTTCTATCAAGTTGTAATGGAATATCTTATAGTATATTGTGATGCAGTTATTGCTGCTGAACAAGGGTCACCATTAACAACTGAACAACGTAAACAAGATCAGATTCGTTATTCTATACAGCAAAGAAAGAACCCTAAGACCTTAGCAGTTCTTTCAAATTGGTTTGACAAGGAGTGGGCAGAGAGTTACATAGACAATATTTTGTTCTGTGTGCCAGTATAATAAGTGTCCAAACCCCTAGCCAAACAGGCTTTCGTATGCTATAATTAATGTATAAACAAAAGAGATCTATGGCAACTACGAAGTTTACCAATGATGAACTTATTAATTTCCTTTCGGAGTTTGGAAGTGAAATTAGTAATAGTCAAATTAAAGAATTTGCTGCTGAAAAAAGTGTAGCAGTACAAAGTGTTTACAAACGCATGAGAAAACTTGATGCGTTTGATAAAGTTGGAGTTGGTAAATGGAACTTGACGTTAACAGAACGTCTTGAGAAAGTTTACAAAGCTCCTGCTGCTGCACCTGTAGCAGTTAAATACATTCCAGAGAAGGATTCTAATTATGTACCGTTTGGTAACTTTACTTCGCTTAAGAGAATTGTGCAGTCCAAGCAATTCTATCCCGTTTTTATTACTGGCCTATCTGGTAATGGAAAGACTTTGGGTGTTGAGCAAGCATGCGCTCAATTAGGAAGAGAACTAATTCGAGTAAACATTACTATTGAGACTGATGAAGACGATCTTATTGGTGGCTTTCGTCTTAATGATGGGTCAACTGTTTGGCATAACGGACCTGTCATTGAAGCACTCGAAAGAGGAGCTGTCTTGCTACTCGACGAAATTGACTTGGCGAGTAACAAAATACTCTGCTTACAATCCATTCTTGAAGGCAAAGGTGTGTTCTTGAAGAAGACTGGACGTTGGGTAAAACCCTCTACAGGATTTACAGTAATTGCTACTGCCAATACTAAGGGTAAAGGTTCAGACGACGGTAGGTTCGTTGGTACTAATGTACTCAATGAAGCATTCCTAGAAAGATTTCCAATTACCTTTGAGCAAGACTATCCATCAGCAGCAACTGAGACTAAAATCCTTAGTAATATTGGATGCGACTTGCAATTTGCTGAAAATCTGGTAAAATGGGCAGGAGTGATAAGGAAGACATTCTTCGATGGAGGAGTGGACGAGGTTATTACTACACGTCGTTTGGTTCACATTGTACAAGCATACAGTATCTTCAAAGATCGTTTGGTTGCGATTACGAATTGTGTGAATAGATTTGACGATGACACAAAACAATCATTCTTGGATCTATATACCAAGGTTGATGCAGGAGAGAACCAGGAGGAAGATGCCAGTATATAGAGATTACGAAATTCGTATCAATTTAAATGAATTGATCGAAAAGAGAATACCATGCTGCGATTTATTACATCCCGATCACTGTTTTACAGAGGATCAGATAGCACAAATAGCGCATGATATCAATATGGATCTGGATTTACATCCGATCTTTCATCAAATTGATGAACATATCATGCGTTACGTCAAGGCTGCAGGGATTGATAATACAGAGCATTGGGTTGAACCTCATTTACCTGACTTGGAGGATTAAAAATGCATGGTAAAGACCTTGACTTATTAGACGGACCAGACTACAATGTAGATCCTATGCAAAAGTATAACGAAAAAGAACTCTTGAAAGAGATCTCCGATTACATCGGAAATACGTATAGAGGTCATTACTCTGTCGGAAACGTACAGACTCTTGACCTAATTGATTCAGTTGGTGACGCTGAAGCATTTTGCAGAAGTAATGTGCTAAAGTATGCATCAAGATATGATAGAAAGGGAACAGCACGTAAGGACATCGTAAAGATTATTCATTATGGTCTCCTGCTGTTACACTTTAACGATAAGCGGGAAGCTGCTGATCGTGCCAACGCAGGAAATCCAACTGCATTCACCGTTGATTATGACAAATGACCGTATTATCTAAACCTACAATTGAAGTATTGAAGAACTTTTGTTCTATCAATAAATCCCTCGTTATTAATCCTGGTAATAGATTAAGTACACTTAGTATCAACAAGAACATTCTTGTATATGCTGATGTAGAAGAATCATTTAATTCTCAAATGTCAATTTATGATCTAGGTGTATTCCTAGGTGGATTGTCATTGTTTGATGTACCAACTATTGATACTTCAAGGGACAATTATGTCACTGTAAGTGATCAAGCAGGTAAATCTAAGACTAGATTTTTCTATGCAGACCCCGATATTATTACACAACCACCTGAGAAGGAGATTGAACTTCCTTCTAATGATGTTAAGTTCCGTCTTGATAGTGCTACTCTTCAGCAACTTCAACGTGCTGCTTCAGTTTATCAGTTACCAGACTTATGTCTTTATGGTGACGGTACTGAAATGACATTACGTGTAACTGATAAGAAGAATGATACTTCTAATAGTTACTCAGTTCAGGTTGGTCAGACTGATGATGATTTTTGTTATTGTTTCAAGGTTGAAAATTTAAAACTTCTACCTGGTGATTATAATGTAACTCTAAGCAAGTCTAACGTTGCCTTATTCCAAGGTGATGGCATTAAGTACTTCATAGCATTGGAACCAAATGCCTAATGATTTTTTATGGGTAGAGAAGTATAGACCTCAGACTATTGAGGATTGTATACTTCCTACAGAAGTGAAGACTACCTTTCTAAATTTCCTAGTGCAAGGGGAGATACCAAACCTCTTGCTCTCTGGAACTGCTGGAGTTGGTAAGACCACTATAGCTAAGGCATTATGCAATCAATTAGGAGCAGATTTCTATGTCATTAATGGGTCTGATGAGGGTCGATTCTTGGACACTGTACGCAATCAGGCAAAGACCTTTGCTGCTACTGT